GAATTCCATATTTAAAAGAAGCTAAGAACAGAAGTTGTTTTTTCAGATTTCCACCCAATACATTCTAGCACATTCTGAACTGGTTTGAGAAACTTCTTCTCAAATTGTAGGGAGTAGTCAACATACTTCTCAAGATTAAACTCCTTTGGAATCTCACCAAAGAAAGCAATCACTGCTTCACCAATTGGATTTGGATCTTTAAGATAAACGTATTTGACTTTCTCACCCTCTTGGATGGATTGGTATTTGTATTCAATTTTATGTTTTTTAAGAAGGTAATTATAGATCAGAGATCCCTTGACGGCAATTGGTGTGCCAGTCTTCTCACCTTTCTTGTAGATTGTATAAGGACTACGATACTTTGCCAGATTATTTACGCCGCTAGGAGTAGCAATCGCAGCATAGTTTTGTGTCTTGGTATCCTTCTTGACTTCAGCAATGTAATCAATCAGATCTTCATTTGTTTTGTTGATGATGATCTGATATGCCTGATACAATTTGTCTCTGAAGTATTGTGGAGTTGAGGATCGTGCGGTCTCAAGACCACAGATCTTCAGTTTAGGTTGCTTGTATCTAACACCCTCGCTGTCCCATACATTCAAGGCATAGCGTTTCTTGGCAGTCCAGAATCCGCGACTAGCGATGTTCTCTCGCTTCATCTTCATCTTCTGTTCGTATGCGTTCACATACTCTGCCAGCGTTTGGTAAGAACTTTCAATAAAAGGTTCAAGTTCCATCGCACACACCTTGTCAAGGAAATTAACAATTTCCTCATCAGTTTTTTCTCTTCCTTGGAGTATACATTTGACAAAAGGACCAAGGTTAAGATACATGGAATCAGTATCCATAGCAACGACATAATCTTCTCCATCAGTTTTGAGAATCTTATTGAGATGTGCGTTCATACACTTCTCAATCCAGCGAATAGAAAGCTGACCAGACAAAGTAATTGCTTCAGCAATCTCCAGCATATAATAGCGGAAGTGCTGGTTTCCAATCGCACCATAGGCAGAGTTGAGTGAGATCTTCTTTGCCATCTGAATGTTATTGTAGCGAGCAATATCTTTCATCAACTGAATTGTTGGTGTCTTTTCATATTGCTTCTTTGCCTCAAGCATCTTCTTCTTATAGATCACACGCTCATCATACATCTTCTTCATCATCTTAGGGAGAAACCCTTGCTTGGTTGTATCGTAATACGTTCCATTGGCGCAGAGAGTTTTATCCTCAAGATCAGAAAGATTCAGTTCTTGATTAAGCAGTTTGTCTACATTGACAGAAGGATGACGCTGTGGCAGTAGAGTCTCTGGGGAAAGATTATACTGCATGATCAAGTGAGGATACAGAGAGTTAAGGTCAAAGGAAATTACCCAGTCATAAATGCCGGGAATAGGTTCCTTGACATATGCTCCAGCATACTTCTTGTCTTTCTCTGATTCAGACTTAGGTGGAATGGCAACTTTATTCTTCAGCAATTCAATGTAAATGTAGTTGTCCCACATACGAACCTGCGAGAATACATCCTCAAAGTTTACCTTTGCGTCGTATGCCATAGTGAACGCAAGGTCAAGAAGCTTCATCTTGTCATCAAGTTGATCAACAAGGCGAACGTCATGAATGTTATATTCAATAAACTTCTGCCAGTCTTTGGTATAGAACTCTTTGAACGTATCGTATTCAGAGTGATCTAGTTTTGTAGCACCAAGTTCCACAAAGCAGATGTGATTCAAAGCATATGATTCTTGATTAGTATAAGTAAACTTTTTGTAAAGTTGAATGTAATCAAGAATAGACATGCCAAGAATATCACATGCTGTCTGCTCTTTATTATTGATTTCAATCTTGCGAGTTGAAACAAGTCTCCACGGCGAAAGCATCCGAAGATACTTGTCACCAAGAATTCTAGTAATACGATTGGCGATGTAGGGCATGTCAAAGAACTCTACGTTCCAACCTGTGATCACATCAGGATAATTCTCTACCCACCAGTGAACAAAGTTGGTGAGCATTGCCTGCTCATCTTTGAAATGTAGATAATCTACATCGTCAAACTTATTGTCAAATGGTTTTGCTCCCCAGACAGTGATGCGACCACTATAAGAGTCCTTCAAACTAATGGACAGGATTGCTTGGTCTGCTGTTTCAATATCTGGGAAACCATTTTCTGCTGCTGTCTCAATGTCAATATTAAATACACGGATCAGAGAAGCATCGTATTTAATCTCATCCTCAGGATGTTCCTCGGCAATGTATTGATAGAGATAGCGTGTGTTTCCATAGACGGGAACATCTGTTTTAGAACAACGCTTTACAAAGTCCTTTGCTTCCTCAATAGATCCTTGAGGAACAGGGGAAATGAGTTCACCTTGTAATGTTTTCCACTCGGAATAATTACGCGATTTGATATAGAGAGTAGGGGCAAAAGGAACCTTCTCAGTAATCCTCTTCCCCCCCTGATACCCCACCACCAGCAGGCGGTTCCCCGCCTGTTCTATCTTCGTGTAAAACTTCATGATATGTAAGATACGCTGCTTTTAACTCTGGACCCGGTTCTATCATAGTATCACAATCCATGAACCGGATGGCGCATTGTGACACTTGGTAATCTGGTATGTATCTCACCAGTTCTTGATCTTTGACAATCATTGGAGACTTCAGCAGAAGATCTGGATCACCAATTTCGGTTTCCAATTCTTCTGCCTCAGCTATGATCCAATCACTCTTCAGTTTCAGCAGGAGTATCAGTTGACTCATCTTCGGGGATCTCATCTACAATATCGACAGAATTAAAGTATTCAATTTTTTCAGCAAAGGCAGCATCAAGATTTGGATCTGGTGCTGTAACACAAACAACCGCATCATAAGGAACTCGGAAAACTCTGTCGAGAGTAAATGGATTCCAACGAGCAAATCTTACCTTACTTCTATCAGCAGGATCTTCAGCTTCAGGATTTTCGTAAAGCTCTAGAGCAAAAGGATCACTCAATTGAAGACCAACTCCTTTTCTATCATCTCCTTCGCCTTGATAAATTTCGCGCACTTCACAGATAATATTCTGTCCAGTTTTCAACGTAACAATGGATGCCATAATAGTATTCAAACCTCTTAATTAGTATAGCAAAAAATATGGGGGGCGTCAAGCCCCCCTGAGTTTATTTAGAACCAGTCTTTTCTTTTGTGATGATCAGGAACAATCTTACCCAACATGATTGTTAAGAGCCCATCCTCAAATTCAACTGATCTAACTTCCGTTTCATCTGTGAGGGTCCAAGATCTGGTGAAAGATCTTTGAGCCATTCCTCTGTGGATAAACGTTGTGTCTGTTTCTCTGTCTTCTTTTTGTCCTTCCACGAATAGTTTTCCATCTTGGGTATACACGTTAACTTCTTTTTTCTTAAATCCAGCCAACGCAATCTCAAGTCTAGACTCTACATTACTAATTTCAATGTGATTGTATGGTGGATAGTTGGATGACGTTTCGTGAAGAGTGAAAATTCTATTGAAGTATTCGTCCATACCGATGGTATTTTTCGTGATCTTATCCATGAGGACAGGAAGATCATTAGCAGTATAACGCATTAAAGTGTTCATTGTTTTTTTTCTCCTTGATAAGCGAGTGTGTGAATTAGGATCCCTAAGGCATCCGTAGCGTATGGGGGGTGATACCACCTCTCTCCCATCACTACTAATTTATCACACTTTTCAAATTTTCACAACCACTGAAAATTACGGATTACTGAAAAATTTAGTTCGGTTCTCACTTCTTACGTCCAATATTATACTTAGACTCAAGAGACCACTCATCCTTTTCCTTGAATGCCAACACCTTAATTTGATTCAATGGTGCCAGATCTCCAATTCTTTCTTCTTGAACAACGCTGATCAATCCCCAGTCTGAAAGAAGTTTGGCAATACGATTCCTTCTTTGAACATCATTCAAAGAGAGATTAGTTTTCTTGCCATCCAGAGCAAAGAGTTCTTTAAAATGAACAATGTAGTATCTACCCTGCTTGTGTAGGATGTGGCAAGATTGATAGAGTTTTCTTTCTTTACGAGAGGCAACGCCAATGCGAGTGAGAGTTTCTCTTACTTTTAGAAAATCATCTGGTTCGGTAAGAACAACCTCCACCATATCAGTAGGTTCCCATTTCACTTCGGTAATTTCAGCAGTCATTTCATTCCACCTTTATACAATAATTGTCTTATCTTATCTAGTTGATCTACTGTGAGAATTCTCAGTGCGTCAAGTGCCTTATCGTCATTATAACCATAATACTCCTTGACTAATTCAAGATGCTCAAGAGATTGCTTTTTCAACCAAGGAGAGAATCTCTTTCTTGGTTTCAAAGTATTTATAAGGAAATCATACTGCATCTTCTTAGGAAGTTGATGATGCTTATTCATTTCATTTGCATACATCACAGCATCCATGTGACCAGACAAACATTTATTAATAATATATGGAGGATAAGCACTGATAGCCTCAGTGTCATCCCCCATAATGTTTTTCTTGGACTGATTGATAGAATATAGGTAATCTTTTAATTCAGGTTTCATTTAAACACAGCAGTGACACTAACAACTTTAGCAGTAGGGTTGCGGGCAAGTGCTGTCTGACGAGCATCTTGATAGTTTGCTGCTTCAACAATCTCGTCAAAGACTTTGCCAGCAACATAGAGTTGAACTTTAACTTTCATAATTAATAAGGACGAGTTCCTTTCGGTCTGCTTGATCCATTGTATACGATCCGGTGGACCGCATGGTGTAGGTGTGTGCAAATTCCGCATCTGTCCACCCGCTGCTGAGGAAGCGGTCTTTGACCTCGTTTGACGAATTGTAACTGATACACATTGGCATGTTGTGATTCAGATTACATTTGCTAGCAAAGTCAACATGATCAAATGACTTATGCATTGAACCTTTACGACCATAAAGATTATCTTTAATGTCATAGGGTGGATCCAAATACATGAATGCCTTGCTGTCACAATCCATCAACATGGAGTAATCCAAGTTTGTAATGTTCCAGTGCTGAATCAATTGAGAATACTCAGGCAGTTTCTCAATACCATTCAAAGAGAAGTTACTGACACTTGCCTGCTCAGAGAACGAGGAAGATTCAGTCAGTCCAGAGAAAGAACATTTGTTCACAATGTAGAAACGAACAGCGCGTTCAAACTGACCAGTTGCTGGATCGTTCAGAATATCTTTTGAAATTTTAAACAAACCACGAGCTGCTTCTGTAGTGTCAGAGGTATTCTTGAAGTGAAGAAGATGTGCTCTCAGTTGCTCAGGAAACTGCTGGAGAATGGTCCAGAAATCGTAGAGAGGACCATACAGGTCATTGACCCACACAGGCATGTATGGGTAGCGTCTAGAGACCTCTAGGGCAACGCTCCCGCCGCCCAGGAAGGGTTCCCGATACTCGCGGTAGTCCGACAGGTCAGGGAAGTATTGGAACAGCTTGGAGACCGCCCTAGACTTGCCTCCCGGATACCTGAGGGGAGTCTTCAGAGATTTGGTAGTCCGCTTGGTTGTATTTAAGGTATTCATAAAAAATGTGTTTCATTTCACGTTGGGTCATACCGCAATGTTTTGCTGCGGCGGGCAATGTCATTCTAGCACGAAACAAAGCTTCGTTTGCTTCTCTCACATTCTGTGGGGTTGTCTTCACAGCATGTTCTTTTAAATGCTCATAGTTCATTTACTTTTCATCCATTTCAAAATCTTCAATTTGATCAGCAGAAACTTCATGCTCACCAGCAATTAGATACCAGTGATGACCAGCGCGTTCTCCAAGGTATTTCATTTGATCTTCCTCAAAGATATTCTCACGCATCGCTGCTTGAATTTTAAAATGGATTAGTTCTTCTTTAGTAGGGACGTTCATTTGAATTCACAACTCATCATAATTTCAGTAAGGAAAGCTAGGAGATTAATCTCCTGATCAGCAACTTGCGGCACATAAGTTTGATACTTAGCACAGACTAACACCAACTCAGGAATATATTTTTTGACGACATATTCATCCGAGGTGTTATAGATCTTGCTGATCACATTGGTAGGATCATTGTTAAGATTATCAACGACCCACTTCCTGACAGAGGTGTAGTCTTTACTCTTCATGGAAGCATACAAAGATTCTACACGAATGTCTGGGATTAAGGCAAGAGCATCAGGACCAATAGTTCCATTAGAAGCAAGTGCCTGAATCTCATTAATCAATCTACGCCAGTCAGGATAATACCTTTGGAGTAGTTTGGCAATCACACGATCATCATGTTCAATCTGTTCATGAACAAGAATAGTTTTGATACGCTTCAGAAATTGAAGTTGAATATCTTTCTTATCTTCTTCAGGAACTTTGAACTGAACTACAGAACAACGAGAATGAAGTGGTTCAATAATCTTGTTGATGAAGTTACAAGTAAAGATGAATCTACAATTACTATGAAACTCCTCTACAGCATTACGCAGCGAAAGTTGAACATCATTGGTGGTGTTGTCTGCCTCGTCAATAATGACGACTTTATGCTTAGCACCAGATGTTAAGGAGACAGTTGTGGCGAATTGCCTGACTTTGTTTCGGATGGTATCTAGGAATCTACCTTCATCAGAACCATTGATAACGATGTAAGAAGCACCAAGTTGTTCACACAATGCTTTCGCAATCGTTGTCTTTCCCACACCAGCAGTGCCAGACAAAAGAAGATTAGGAATCTCACCCTGATCTAGAAGTCCATTAAAGATATCTTTAATACCATCCGGAAGAATACAATCTTCCACACACTTTGGACGATATTTCTCAACCCACAAAAAGTCACTCATATTTAAATCCATTCAGGTTTTCGTTGCGGCATACGAAGATAATTAGATGAAGCCCAAGGTTTGGATGCGATATAACGTTTGTAAGCAGTAAAAGTGTCAATGCTTGTGTCATGTTTAAATTCATCTGGCATCGCACGAACGAAGGGTGTCACCTTATCTAATTTACCTTTTGGGAAAAGGTAGTATGCTTGGAGCAATGTATTATAGCACGAATGCGTCTTGCCGTAACGCACTGAGTATTCGTCACACAGATTCATTCCCCACTTAATAAGCCAGTAGGAGTTATCCACTGACTCCGCTGCCCATTTTGTACATGGATGATTACGGAAAGCACCTTTCTCTGTCTTATAGGGCGTCCCGTCTGTCTTTCCCAAAGTTCCATAAGAATGATACCAAGAAGAAGCAATGATGCTAAGCATCTGACAACATTCCAGGGGCATCTTAACAATATGTTTATCGGGAAGACAGATAGCACTTTCAGCAGGGAATGGATGTGTGACGAAGATGTTCATTGTTCAAGAGCTATGTAGTAAACAAGATCCATAGTTTTGTTCTTCCATTGTGAAATACCAGCAGTTGCGATGCTGACTTCATAATCACCAGGGAGAAGGACAAGGTTCTCAACCTTCATGTTAACAGAGAAGTCACCAGTGGCATCACCTTGAAACGATTGTTCATAGGTGTTGCTGGTCTCATCTTCAAGGTCACA